AGCGCACCGGTGTGACCGGCGGCCGCCGTAGTGGCGCGCCTGTCGCNCCCGCTCTTTCCGAAGACGACCTTNTGGAGCAGATCGCCAACAAGCACTTNGCNTAGGCTGGAACCCTTCAACCTTCCATCGTGAAGGATTACCAGCATGNCTACCCCTTCGNCNGTGTTCACGGANATGGTTTCGACCACGCTCCGGAACTTCGGTTCCCAGGTCTTCGACAACATGTCGGAGCACAANGCCCTCTACAACCGCCTGAANAAGCGTGGCCGCATCAAGAAGGAAGTCGGCGGCGGCTACGAAATCCAGCGGACGCTGACTTACGCCGAAAACAATACATATCAGAGGTTAGCTCACTGAGCCTCCCTTCGGGGCAAGCTCCAACGTCAACTTCCTATCAACATGCACTGCCTTCCAGTTGTTGCACGGTCCGCATAGCGTCTGGGCGTTTTCCTTGACGGCCTTGCCTCCAGCCGCAACTGGAATGATATGATCGAGCGTCAGGTTCTCCGTTGTGCCGCAGTAGGTACAGCGGTCGCCGAGCCATTCTCGCCGCTGCGCGGCGCTGAAATTGTCACGGCGATACTTTCTGAGGTGCTTTGGTTGGCGAACGCGGCGCTCTTCGCGCGGCGAAAGCCCCCACAAGCTTCGGCCGTAGGCTGAAACGCAAGCAGGCGAGCCGCACGTCTTCCCGATGTTGCGGTCGAGCATGCTGCGCTTTCTGTAGACGGCAGCACCGCAGAACATGCACTCGATCATCTCGCCGAGAAGGCGGTTAGGGCGCGGCCCGGAGCGGTCAATCATCCCGCGACGGTACGCTTCCTGACGACACGGCTCGGAGCAGAAGCGGAAATTCCGCTTCGATGCCGACTGTGTGCGGTAAAACGCTGATGAGCACACTTCGCACGTCAGGGTTACGCCGCGCCGCTTTTTGGCTCCGATAGTTCCCGCCGAGCGGGCTGCATCGGTGCAGCGGCGAGAGCAAAACTTGATCTCGGAACCGCGCCTTTGAGCATGCCGGTGAAGGGCCGGCGGCTTTGAGAACGCCTCTCCGCAGTGAACGCATGTTGATATGATTGGCATGGTGCCTCGATTGACGAAACCGGGTTAATTCGGTGAAACCCATCGCCGAGCGGATGATGTACTATTTTCAGAATAGACGCATCCGCAGTATGATGGCAATACCGAGCCAAGCCGCGAACGTAGCCCTCACGGGTCAGGGTCGCGGAAGGTGTAACGACTAGGCGGTGACGAAAGAATAATCCGCCCACGAATGCCCGGCACCCGAGCAGGGTGAAGAGATAGTCTGATCTGCGCTGAGTACGGCACGAGGCGCAGAGGCCGAGGATAAAGAGCCTCGGTAGAGAACACGCATGACAGCGGCTACGATACGCTCTCCATCGCGGAGAGCGACGTCATCACGTCGGCCAAGTTCGACTGGTGCCAGGCGGCGGTGCATGTCACTGCCTCCGGCCGCGAGCTGCGCACCAACGCGTCTCGCGAGAAGATGATCGACCTCGTGAAGACCCGGAAGCAGGTCGCGATGGATACCGCGGCCAACAACATGTCGGTGGACATCTATTCGTCGGGCTCCCTGACGAACCAGATGGGCGGCCTCGGCCTGATCATTCAGTCGAATGGACAGGGCACCGTCGGCGGCATCGACTCCGGGACGTGGACGTTCTGGCGCAACCAGTTCAACGAGGCGACCGGGACGAACACGATCTCTAAGACGACCATCAAGGACGAGATGCGGGAAATCTGGCTGCCTCTCGTCCGCGGTTCCGAGAAGCCGGACCTCGTCGTGGCGACGCACGACTTCTACAGCCTCTATGAGGCGAGTCTCGATGACAATATCCGGTATAAGTCGACTGAGATTCCCGACACGTTCGAGACCGTGAAGTACAAGGGCGCGGACGTGATCTTCGATCTCAACGACAACTTCGCGGCGACCGGCGAGAAGATGTTTTTCATCAACTCGAAATATATGGAGTTCGTTGTTCACCCGGACGCGAACTGGACGGTCGAGAACGAGAAGATCTCGGTCAACCAGGACGCGGTCGTCATCCCCATGCTGTTCATGGGGCAGCTCGTCTGCACCAATCGCGCCCGGCAGGGAATCCTGCTCGACGCGGCGTAATCGGCGCGGGGCGGCGGAAGTCGCCCCGTCCTCCTCATTCTCATCATAGGAGAAAGTCCCATGACTTTCCAAATCACCAATCCGGTGATCGGGACGCAGCCGATCGCCGATACCGACACGGTGCAGCGTCACCCGCTCGGGACCATCGTTACCGCGACCGATCCGACCTACGGCGCCGGGGAGTTCATCTATCTCCTCGGCGTTGCGAGCACGGTCGTTGGGTCCGTCGTGGTCTACAACCCCGACGACTTCTCGACGACCCTCGCCGTCGCCAATGCCGTCGGGCCGATCGCCACTGCCATGTCCATCAATGTTGCCAGCCAGTACGGTTGGTACCAGATCCAGGGCAAGGGCGTGGCGAAAGTGCTGGCGTCGTTCGCGGACAACGCGGATTGCTACCTCACGGCGACCGACGGCAGCATCGATGACGCTGACGTGGCCGGCGACTACATTCGCGGCATGAAGGGCGCGAGCGCGATCGACACCCCGTCGACCGGTCTCGCCGAAGTCGAGATGTGGCGTCCGTCCGTCGCCGACGGCAAGGACAACTGATCCCTGATCAGCACGACAACACAGCGGGCGGTCTCCGGGCCGCCCGTTTTCGTTCAATCACACCCGAGAGGGCTAAATGTCCAACAATGACGCTCCCGCCATTTCCCCCATTGCGTTCTGGACCAAGTACGACCCGGTCAAGGGCGGAGCCCCAGGCGAAATGCGTGCCCGCGATTGGGTGAAGTGGGTGAAGAAGGGCGACGCCATGCGCTCGGTGGTCGAGGAGAGCATCGATCGCCTGAAGCGCCTGGAGGGTCGCCCAGGCCCGGACGGGACGCCCGGCCAGCCGAACGAGTGGACGGTGATCAAGCCTGCCTATGATGCCTGGAAGGCAGGGCAGGAGCTTCCTGTCGACGGGACTGCGCTCGAAGCGTGGCCCGGCGTGACGGCCGAACAGGCGCGGGCGCTTCGTGCGATCCACATCTACACCGTCGAGGACTTTGCCAACATGAACGACTCGGCGATGGCCAAGGTGCCATTCCCGAACGTCCGCGGCATGATCCGGAACGCCAAGGCGTACCTGGAGGCGATGAACCGCGACACGTCGATCGAGAAGGCGCTTTCGAGCCGCGATGCGGAGATCGACCTCCTGAGGGCCCAGATCGCCGAGATGCGCGATGGCATGATCGGCGCTCAGACTTCGGCTCCGGAACCGCGCGCTCCGGCGATGGCGGTTTCCGACGAGGACGCCGAGGAAGTCCCGGATGACGCCTATGACGCCCCGGCCAAGCGGCCCGTCGGCCGTCCGCGCAAGGTGGCCTGATCATGACGCTGTTGACCGTCGTTCAGGGTGCATCCGTCCGGCTCGGGCTCCCCCGCCCGACGGCTGCTGTCGGGACGACGGACAATCGCATTCTCCAGTTGATCGACCTCGCCAACGAGGCGGGGCTCGATCTGGTGGACCGACACCCGTGGCAGAAGCTCACGAAGGAAAAGACCTTCACGACGATCGCTGCGGAGACGCAGACCGGGGCAGTGCCCACGGACCTGTCGCGCATTATCAACGAAACGGTCTTCAATCGGACGGAAACCGAGCGGGTATTCGGTCCTCTTTCGGCTGAGGAGTGGCAGGTCCAGAAGGCCCGCAACGTCACTGCGATCGAAAACCAGTTCCGCATCCGTGGAGATGCTTGGTTGATGTATCCGGCCCCTTCCGCCGGCCAGACCATCGCCTATGAGTATGTTTCGAACTATTGGGTTGACACGAACTCGGATGGAACCGGTGATGCTGCGGCCTACTCTGCTGATGCGCATGTCTCGGTACTCCCCGAGGAACTGGTCACCCTATCGGTGGTCTGGCGCTTTCAGCAGGCGACCGGCTTGGACTATTCGGAGACGTTCCGGAAGTTTGAGGTCGCGGTGTCGAATGCTGCCGCGCGGGACGGCGGTAAGCGTCGGTTCTCGTTCGGGGGCAGTCGCATCACGGATGATGTGCCGCGACCCTACGTGCCTGACGGGAACTGGAATCTCTCCTGATGCGCCAGCCTCTCCGCCCAAACTCCAATCGGCAGCAGGTTTCGTCGGTGGTGGGGCAACCCGCCCCCCTGCGTGGCTGGAATGTGCGTGATCGGCTGGAGGCGGTGGACCCTCCCGACTATGCGTCGGTGCTGGACAATTGGGTGCCGGAAGCAGGTCGCATCACTCTGCGCAAGGGCTTCGTCGAGCATGTGACGGGCTTGGGCGCTCGGATCGACACGTTCCTCCCGTTCTCGGCAGGGGGCACGTCAAAGCTGTTCGCCGCGGCGGGCAACAAGATTTTCGATGTGACAGCGAGCGGAGCGGTCGGGGCCGCATCCGTCTCCAGCCTGACGAACAATCGTTGGGTTACGACCATGCACGCGACGAGCGGGGGGAACTTCCTTGTCGCGGTCAACGGCGCCGATGGGGTACGGACCTACGACGGCACAACGTGGGCGACGCAGGCGATTACGGGCGCGACCGCGAGCACGCTCATTGGGGTCGCCTCGCACCGGTCGCGCCTATGGTTCATCCAGACGAACACGCTGTCGGCTTGGTATCTGCCCGTCCTGGCGGTTTCTGGTGCGGTAGTGGAGTTTCCCCTTGCCGGGCTCTGCAAGGCTGGCGGAACGCTTCTGGCCATCGCGACGTGGACGCGGGACGGCGGTTCCGGCCCTGGCGACCTCCTGGCCTTCATCACGACGGCGGGCGAGGTCATCGTCTACGATGGAACCGACCCGTCGAGCGCGACATCATTTGGGCTCGTCGGCATCTTCAAGATCGATCGGCCCATCGGTCGCTACTGCGCGACGAAGTATGGCGGCGATCTCCTCATTCTGACGCGCTCCGGCGTCGTCAGCATGAACGCGCTTCTGCCCGGCTATGGCGAGCCTGAGAGAACGACCCTTTCTGAGTTGATCCGCCCGGCCTTTCTTGAGGCTAGTTCCTCAGCGGCCGCTTGGGGATGGTCGATCTCGACATACGGATCTCGCGGATGGGTGATCGTCAACGTTCCGGTGATTGAGCCGACCGAGTACGTGCAGTTCGTCTACAACGCCATTTCCGGCGGGTGGTGGCGCGCGACCAACATGAACGGCATCTGCTGGAAGGAGCTCGCTGGCCGGCTCTATTTCGGCACATCGACAGGTACGGTCTATGAGGCCGACGTCGGCGCGAACGACGACGACAACGCCATCCCAACCGATGTGATGTGCGCGTTCTCGCGCTATGGCACCAGCAGTCAGAAGAAGTTCAAGATGGTGCGGCCGTTCTTCACCTTGAACGGCGTTCCAAACCCGACGATCGA